GATTCGCTTTTTCTTAATTAATAGGGGGATTTCCCCCATGGATATGTGCTGAGCATCACCGGATGGTAGCGCTCAGCGCTCCACGTCGACGGCCTGCCATCTTCCACCCATGCTTCTGCATGAGATAGTAATCGCAGGTGTCGGTGAAGTGCGGTGCGTGCTCCTGTGGGAATGCCCTGTCTTTTTCCCGGCTTTTATCTTTTTGAAAGTCACCTTGGATGCCAGTCACCTGCATGGCGATGATGACGTCCTTGCAGGTTTCTTCGCAGAGGCGAACCAACGGCAGCGCCGGGTTGCCTTCCCCGAAGAGTTCATTCATGTATTCAGAGCGCTCTTTGTGGGCCTTGACCTGGCCGGCCGGCACACGCATATCTACTTGCCAGCCTCGCGCCCTCAATATCCTTGTGATGGTTTGGTAGATGGTTTCAGTGCTGAGGGCATTTCGATCGTGGCCACGTGGCTCACCCCATACTCTTACCAGTTTGGTCGCGTGGTTCTGGTACTGATCACAGAACTTATTGACCAGTTCCGCAACCTTACCCTCCTCCTGTCGCACGAATAATTGGCGCAGGCAGTATTCGACCACCTTGGTCCTGTCGAGGCGGCCCTCTTGCCATACGGTGCAGCAGTTGAACCATCCAGAAAAGTCGAACGACAATTCGAGCAGGCGATTGATATCGTAATTGGGGTCCGCATGCCCCGATACCTCGATGCCTCGCGGTCCTGATCCGTACACATACTGGATGCCGTATGTATGGCGCTCAGGATCGAAACGGTGGTAGAAGGCATCCTTCACCTTTCGGATACGGCGATTCATTACCTCAACCTGAAATTCCAGGTAAGGCAATTCCGCCTCTAACATTTGGATGTAGGGCAGCCCGAGTACCTCGATATTGTCGTAGGCGTTGGCCTCTACGAAGGCGTACATGTCCGGGTTGGCCTTTGCCTTCTCTTCGAAGTCAAGGATCCAGTATCCTGTTGGCTTCCACGGGATGGAAGTGTAGTAGTTGACGTTCCCGTACCAATAGGACGAGAATTTGTGCGCGAATCCGCGCACGGACGGTAGTAGCACCCGGTCATTATGCTCCTTGGCCACCAAGGCAGCCTCATCGACGTCGCCGCCCTGGTAGGATCCACCACGGGCCAGATCTGGACGATCAAGACTGAGCATTTCACGGCAGTAGCCGTTGAAGAATGACACCACGTTCTCGTACTTCCTGGGTGGCTGGTATGGAAGATCGAAATGCCGCGGCGGTTTTCGACCGATAACGTAGTGGATGCCGTCCCGGAGCCCCATCTCATTCCATTTCGCCTCCATGGCCGGGAGGGTTTTGGTGAGAAGTTGGGCATAGGTCGTAGATGAGAGAAAATACTTGGCCCGAGGCATCGCCTGCATCCGCAGGCGATCCACACCACCCAGTACGGTGGATTTCCCGCAACCGCGCCCCCCAAGAAAGCACCTAATCGGTGCCTTCGATTTCAGGAAGTCGAGTTGCTTCTGGTTCCAGTATATCCCCTTCTTCATAATCTATGTATTCGCCTGTTGAGTCTGTGAGCGCCTTGGGATTGTTTGTGAATATTATTTCCGGCAATACGAGGTCCTCTCGCTTTATGCCACCGTCTTCACGGTCGTAGCCTTTGAGTTTGATGATCCGTTCGAGCATTTTCCCCGCTATCTCATAATCCCCGTCATCGAGGGCCTTGTCGTGCAGGATCCAGAGGCGCTCAGCCAGTAGCGCCTTTTCAAACTCCGAATCAACCTGCAGGATGTCCCCAAAAAGGTACTGCGCATCGCGCATCAGGTCCCTTACGCTTCGCTCGTTGATTTGTACGGCTTCGCTGATCAGTTTGACCCGATCGCGTTGCGTATTATGCTCGACCATGATTGCCCATACCTGCCGCAGGCGTTCCAGGTAGGTTTCGTCGCGGTCGTTGAGCACGAATTTCCCAGGCTGGACAAGGCTGATGAAGATCTTGCCAATCCGATCGGCCTCCTCAAACTCCTGCTGACTGAATAGCCTTGATTTTTTGTTCAGCATGCCCTTTTTCAAGTTTTAACCGGGCCAGTTTGGCCTCGTATTTCTGGATTTTCGCACGCTCCGGGTCATTATCCGGGAGCCTGCCCAACTCCAGCAAGGTTTTCTTCGTCTGGCTGATTTTGGCGTTGATGCTTGCCAGGGCTTTCATCAGCGCAATTGGATCGTCAGGCAGCGATTCACCCTCACCTCCTGCCTCTTGAGGCAATTGCCGGTGGGCTTTGTAGTGGGCGATCTTCCGTTCGTTGTCCCGTATTTCCTCCTCGATTTTCAGGATTCCAGCGCTGACCTCGCGCCGATCGGCGTCGGTCTTGCAGTCGTGAAAGGAGTTGGAGAGTTTGGCTCTCCTTCCTCGAAGCACCTGCTGAACCTTGTACAGGCTGGCAAGTACGTCGCCGGCGCCGGAAACGTCAACCTTACGCGGCGCCGTGGGCGCCGGCGTGCCATCGAGGCGCCGAAGCGCTGCCTTCATGTAGATGACGTTCTTTTCGGACCATCCCGAGCGGAGCAAGGGTAACAGGACTTCGCCGGGATTGCCTGACTCCACCCTGGCGAGGGCTTCTTTGTATTGGATCCTGGTCATGCTTCTCCAATCTGGTTTTCGGCTGGCTTCATGCCGGACTTATCCTCGTTGAGCGGCGCGAGTTCGAAGTCCCTGATTCCATAGTAGATATCCGCTGGCCATCCGTTGATCTTCTTCACCATGTTGATTGGCTTCATAGCCATTCTCCGTATTTGGGGCGTGCTGGTGATCAAGAACAACAGGTAAGCGTTGCGCACCTCGGTCCCGGAGCCGAAGAGTTTCCCTCCGACGTCGATGTTGGCCAGGCTTGGGTGTATGGCTTGGTTAGACACGTTGGCGGTGTTTGACGCTTTGAATAACTCTAGCAGCGCGCTATCCTTCATGTCGTAATTGATTGGTACGATCTCAATTCCAGGATACACCTTTCCGGTGGCCTGCTCGTACTCGAACTTGGTGAACAATGCCCGGCCGGCATTGTCAAGCCCGGCGAGGAACTCATTCACGTCATTCATAAAGTCCTGCTCGGCCTTTTGCTCAGCCGCCTTGCAAGCATCCCGTTCTTCATCAGTCGTGCAGGCATTGTAGCGCTCGTAATCGAGAAAGTACCCGGTCGGGATCTTGACATGAAACCGGATCGAGTAACCATTGAGGATGTTGTTGATGTGAAACTCAGGTATCATATTGGACAATTCGATCCAGTCTTTCCCGCCTCTCCATACAGGGATCGGGTAGTATCCATCATTCAAGAAGTAGTCCCCGATCGGAACCACAAATTTGGGCTGCCTGGCATCCTCTCCAGCGTAGACTGGCAATCGCACGATTTTTTTGGTCTCTTTATCCTGCGTCTTGGTCCAGTGCCCCGACCAGTACCAGTCGGTCACTTTGCCGTCGTCGTTTTTCTTGCCGCTGCGCACGTATTTGCACTCGTGCACCTGCACGAGTTTTATTTTACGATCCCGTTTGAGCCGGATAAATTCCGGCACAAACAGTGAGTGCTTCACCAATTCCCCTGTCGATTTCAGGAGATACTGGTCGATGTCGATTTCCTCGAAAAAATCAGCGGCCTCCGGGGGCATGTCCACTTCTTCCATCACCGTCTTGGTGCTGCCGTCAGGATTGGTAATCCGGTTTTTCCGATACGCGAAAAGCCCATCAGAGACGAAAATGTCGCGCTTTCGGTGCATAAGCACCGGCACGACATTGTTTTCGGTCAAAAGGCCCTCATAAAGTTGAGGCAGGTCGTTTTTTGCTCCCCAATACATGATTTCCGGGCTTTGGTCGGAGCCCGGTATTTTTACTTTCTGGATTTTGCCATAATTCGCCGCATCCTCGATGCGCTCAGAAATGAACGAGACAAGTGCCCTGCCCTCCGACAGGTAATAGTTGTTGGAGCCGATACGCTGAATAGCCATCAGTGATACACTTTGCGGCCTTGGAAGCCGATTATGTGAGAAATGATAGGGGTGAGCAACTTCCCGGTACTGCATTCGGTCAATGGCAGCGACCCGGAGTCCGTGTACAACTTGCGCGGCGCTCGCATGGTGGCCGATTTCGGCCGCGCCGTGCGGTCCTTGGGATTCGGAGCGCCATAGTAGCAGATCGCTTCGCGGATCTGCCCTTGCTCCTTGCCGGTGGACTTCACGAACCGCAGGCGAAACGCCTGATTGCCCGACCGGGCAATTTCGGCGAGCACCTGGTTGATGTGGTAGGCTTGCATGTCGCAAAGGAGCCCGCCTTAATTAAGCGGGCGTAGGACGCAACCTTAGAAGGCTGCGTCCGACCTCACCTTTTCAAGTTCCGCGGCCTTTTCTTCCAAGGCCAGATACGACACCTGCGCCTGCAGCACCCTCGGGAACTGATCGACAATGCGCCCAAACATGGCGACCGCCGACATAAACCCGTTCAACTCGGTGATGCCTTGCCCGGCCGGCGCCGACGTATAACTACTGACGGGCGTAGTATTGATGGCTGGCAGGCCACCGGTGTCGAAGCGCATCACGCCGCCTTTTTTGAAAAAAGGCACGCCGTTGCCACCGTAAGAGTTGACGGCGCTCAAAAACCTGAGCATGGGCGCGTTTTTCCTGTTCACCACGGCGAAGGCTTCGTCCTTCTCCACCTCGATGGTGGTGCCGTCGTCGAAGTAACCCTTGGTGCCGCCAGCAGAGTGGCGCCGGCCTCCGAAAAAGCCCATTTTTGGCAAGCCGCCTTTTTCAAGTTTCTGCGAAGCGATTACGGCTACTTGTGCAGCCGCTGCAATGCCGGCTGAGATCGCCGCAGCTGCGTTCGGCAGCGCTTTGATTACGGCCAGCGCCCCCTGGATTATCGCTTCCTTAATCGCCAGCGCCTTCCTTTTTCGGGCGGCATCCAATTCAATGGCCTGCCTTTTTCGCTCCAACTCCCGCTGCAAGCGCTCCTGCTCTACCACGTTGCCTTCTGCTGCCCGAATCTTGGCGGCATATTCCTGGTCTAGTGCGCTCAGGGCTTCGTCTGTTTCCTGCTCGAGGCGATTGCGCTCGATTTCACCCAATACTCCCGCAACGGCCTCTGCGCCTTGTATTTCCAGGTCGCGGGCCTCCTGGGCATCTATCTCCCGGGCGGCACGGCGCGCCTCCCGTTCTTTTTCCTGACGCTCCAATTCTCTCCTGGTAGCCTCTTGCCGTATTTCATCGATCTCGAACTGGGTTGCTTGTTCGTCCTGGACGATGAAGTCGTTGGTGCTGGCCACCAGTGCCGCCCGCTGATCTTCGGTATCCAGAAAATCACGCTCACCAGGAGAGCCCTGCCCGAACAACGCAAAAATCTCTTGCAAGCCAGGCGCTATCTCTTGAGCCGGGTTTTTCAGTTGATTGATTTTGTCCTGCAACTGCTGTAGTGCAGTTTCGGCGCGTTTTAATTCATCGATCAGCGGAGCCAGTGCCTTGCTGTCGCCCGGTGTGCGCTCCAACTCCCGCTGCAAATCGCTGACCTGCTGGCGCAGGAATTCGAGACTGCCGGCAGCCGCTTCTGCATCTAACTTGGCTTTCTCGGCCGGCGAACCTGTGCCCTTCTCAGGGCCGTCAGGCGTGGCCGTTTCTGCGCCGGCGAATCCGAAAGCGTCGATGCCGCTTGCATTGCTCAGACCGAGCGATGCCGCGAACTGATTTTGCTGCTGCTGGAACTCATCGAAGGTGAACTGCGCGACTTGCAGTTCGGAAGTGAGCCGCTTGATTTCTTGGGCATTCCGGTTGATCTCTTCGGATGCGAATATGCCGCCGCCACCGGCGCCCAATTGGCGATTTCGTACCTGCAAGTCGAAGAGTCGCTTTTGGATGTCGAGGATACCCTTGGTGCGCCGGGTAACCTCCTCTTCGTTTTGCTGCAGGAAGATGCGTTTCAGGAACAACGCGTTACCTGCGGAGAGCACTTGGTTAAGTTCGCCCTCGCTTGCCGTTTGCAGGTCGATGTTCCCGATATAATCGGGATACTCTTGCTGCAGTCTGGCTATGGCCCTGTTCCGAGTGTCCTCCGATGCGTTCACGTCTTGCAGGATACCCACCAAAGCATTGAACTCGGACTGCTGCTCGCGCAGCCGCTCCGAAAGCGGCTGGCGAAGGAAGTTGTTGATGCTCCCTACCAATTGACTGAAAAAGTCGACAACCCCTTTCAGGATGCCGCCGCCACTGCCGAGCGTGGCGAGGAGTTGTCCCCAATTGTCGTCGAGATTCGAAATGCTTCCGTCGAGCGTAGCGGCGACCGAATCCGTGGCGCCAAGGATGCCCGGTAATTGGCCCAGACCGAGGAGATAGGTTTTGATGTTATCGGACGTCAACTTGAACGTCTCACTTTGCCCCCGAAAGGTTGCCGTCACCTGGTCTCCTTCCTTTCGGGCCACAATCCCGAACTCTTTCAGGCGCTCAAATTCGCCCGTTTGTGCGTCGAGAACGGCCTCGACGAACTGGTCGATACTTTTCCCCTGACTCGCGGCAATGTCGCCGATCGCACGCAGCTGGTCGATTGTCGGGTTGAAGTTGCGCTGCTGCAACTTCGTGAATGCACCGACGACTTCGTTCAGTGCAAACGGCGTAGTTGCCGCGAACTGCTGTATCTCGTTGAATATTTTCAGTGCAGCGCCGGTATTGCCGACCGAATTGCGCAGCACTGCAAACAATTTCTCCGTTTCGCGTGTAGCCGAAGTGATACCCGACAGGCTGCCTACAAATGCCGTGATGCCGGCAAAAATGCCGGCGCCTTTGGTCAGCAGCCCGGCTCCGCCTGCCGGCTCACTAATCCCCTTTGATTTGGTTTTTATGTCAGCCAATTGCTGGTTTGTACGCCTTAACTCTGCATTTAATTGGGCATATTCAGGCGTTGACTGCGGGATGTCACGAATGATTGTGGCCAATTGCCTCGAACGCTCAACCAACTGCGCCGGCGTAAGTTTCGACAAGTCTATGCTTGCCACTTTTTTGGCTTCGTCGGCAACCAGCCTGGTGTTTTTGGCTATGTTGGCCTCCTCCACAGTGATCTTCTTTAAGATCTCTAACCTTTTCAGTTCGTTTCCCTCGGCCGCCCGCAATTGTTTCTGATACTCTACAATTTTGGCTTTTGACTCGGCGATCGCTTTGTTGTACTCCTTCGTCTGGATTACCGTTTGAGCGAACTGCCGGCTTTCCTTGGTGATTATATCGATTTCAATTTGGACCTTTTTAGTTTCCATATTTTTTACCAAACTGTTTTGTGATCTCCTTGGCTACCAATTCTGGCAAGCCAGCGGCTACCCTGTTGTATAGATCAGTGACCGCCGCAGTGGCTGGCCTTTGCCACCATTGCCGGCGCTTGTACTTTTTAGTCCTGTTAATCACGATCCCCCACGCTATCTGGTTTAATATGTTAGGTGGTAGTCTTTTCAATCGGCGTTTCTTAATAAAGCCGTCGATGAATTTCCGCTCAAACCCCTTCTTTTTTATCCAATCTTCCAACCCTTCAACATAGTCGCCGCCACCGCGTGCTGGTTTCAAGGTCTTTATATCCAGGTATCGTCCATATGTCTCAAACTCGATTTGAATCCTTGTCATAAGGGCTTCTTCAAGCCTGTTTTGAACCTCCGACTGTATAGAGTTGATCAGATCACGAGACGCCGTGATTTTCTGTTTTGTCAGCCACGATTTACGCGCAGCAATAAAATCCTTGGCCCAGTTCAGGCCCTGCCGGTAGATATAATCCTTTATATCATTGACCGTCTCCTCTGGAAATTCTGCCATGCTGCGAAGTTGCCCCCATCACCTTCACCCTGGGTAGGACGAATGAAAAACGCCCGCGCAAACACATTGCACGGGCGTTTTTTTGTGTAATTACGAAGCGGACCTAAACCCGCTCCGTCAGCGTTTTGCTTGGCGTGAATTTGGGCACCCGGCGCTCCGGAATATCGCGGTAGTCGCCTACCGATGGGATGTACTTGCGCGTGGCCGGTTTGGTTTGCACTACCACGGTGCACAGGTTGTCCAGGTACACGCGTTTGCCGTCGCGCAGGGCTTCGCCGATGACTTCATCGTCGGCATCCAATACACGCTGCACATCCTTTGGGTCGAGGCCGGTTTGTTTCGCGATAGCGGCCACCCGGTCGGGTTTGGTAAAGGAAGGAATCTTGCTCATGACTGAGGGTTGAGAAGTGAAATAATTACCAGGGTCCCACGAAGCGGGTATTCACCCACCCGCCTTCTTCCACCAGCCACCAGTCGCCCTGGTGTTGCGGGAAAAGCGCCACGGGCTCGCCCTGTTTGAGTTCGGTAAGTATGGGGTGTTCTACGCCGGGTCCCGAGCGCACGTTGAGCCCTTTCGATATGACGCGGCCGCGCAGCACCTTCGAGTATTCGGCCAGTGTGGCCGCTACCTCTGCCCTGAATTCGGCCCAAGGCGCGGGATCCAGCAGCATAGCCGGACAGTTCTTGCCGGTCACGTCGAAGTGCCTGAGCAATTGAGTGGGGTGCAGTACGTGCCGAAACAGCAGCCAGGCGATCAGGTCGATGGTGTGGTCGCGGGTGACGGCGAAATCTCCGTCCGAGTTGACGCACATCTCCACGCCGATCGTGAAGAAATTGGGCGTCGGCCGGCCGGCCTCGCCCTTGATCATGTCGAGGCCGGCCGGCTTGTACTTGCCGAGCGGCCGGTCGCCGCAGTGGAAGCCCACCTCGTACTCGGGCAGGGCCTGCACGATGGTGCGGTCGTCGACCAGGTAATGCGCCGATGCCGGGCGCGAGCCCAGGTTGAAGTAGTTGCGGTTGGCCATGGCATTGGCGCCACGCTTGACGTTGGCGGTCCAGTGCACGACGATGGCCTTCACCTTTCGGAGCCTGAATTGGCTGGCCGATCGGAGCGCCGGCCGGCTGGTGGGGTGCGTGAGGAAGTTGCGTGTGATGGGTAGCATAGGTCAACAGTCTTCCCGCCCGGTGGTCAGGCGGATTTCAAAGCGGTAGCCGGTGTCGCGGTCGCCGCTCCATTTTTGGATTGGGTCGCCTTCTGTGCGCGTGGCATCGAGTTGGAAGAGGCCGGCTTCCTCGTCGTCTTCCAGTTTTCGCCACACTTTTTCGGCAATGTCGATGGCTTCGCTCCGGCGCTCACGCGCCAGGCGATTGTCATCCTTTGGTACGTTGCACAGCACGGTCAGCGCAAATACGAACAAGCGCCCGGGCGGCTCGCCGATGAGCGTCACGGTCGGGGTTTCGACCCAGAGGCAGGGGTATTGAATTCGGCTGTTCTGGCGGTTGAGGATCTCTTCCTCGTCGCCGAATTCCACGGCCTTAATGGCTGGTATCGCCGTGCTGAAAGTGGCCAGGTAAGTTTCGAGTTCGATGAGCGTCATAGATCGTCGTCGTTGTTGAATTTGCTGCGCCCGCGCTCCTGGATGGCGCGGATTTTTTCGGCCTCGTCGTGTTGCTCCATCAGGGTCATACAGAGCAGGTGCATGCGGCGCTGTATCAGGGTATTGTAGTCGCCGAGCACACCCGTTTTCGCTACCTGGATGAATGTACTCCACCAGCCAAATCGCGGTCCGTCAGCCTGGTTTTCTTCCGCTTTGGGCTGCTCGTCGTCCTCATCTTCCTCCGGCGCCGGCGTTGCCTCATCAAACAGGTCGTGGTAAGTATCGCGGATCAGCAGTTTCACACCAGTGAAATAGTACAAGACCCACACGGCGTATTCCATCGGCAGGTCTTTGATCGATTGCGCCCTGGCTTCTACCTGAGCGCGATCGGTGAGCGGCGCACGCACGTCGCCGATGAGTTCGGCAGCCTTGGCATCCGGATTGGCCGGGCGGCACAGAGTGGCCACGATCAACAGCAGGTCCTCTGGCGCCTGGGTTTCGCGAAACTTGTCGTAGTAGTCCGAAGCCAGGGCAAATTCCAGGCAGGTGCCGTTTTCAAAATGCGCCTTGGGCAGGTAGTAAGTGATGCCTCGGTGCTCAAACGACCAGAATGGTATGTCTGCGCACTGCGGCGCGGGCATCATCCACTCGATCAGGCCGAGCATCGCGGCTTTTTCCTCCGCAGCAATTGCCTTCCAGGCTTTTTCAGGAAGATGCAGGATGTGCCGAAGCACATCCCGCATAGCGCGAGTTTCACCTGTCAATACGCGTGCGAAGTACCGCCGCCGCCGACGTGCCGGAATCTCATCCCAGGACTCCGGGATCAGTCGTTCCCAGCGGCGGGCCCTTCGGCCGAATATGCCAGGATAGTTCGCCTGGATGACAACCCGTATGGGCATCAGGCCGCTTTCTTGAAACTCTTTCCGAAATTGATCGTGGCCGTCACAAGTTCGGCGACTTGCGTGCCCACGTCGTGCCAGCGTGCGACCAGCACAAGGCCGTCGAGCGCCTTTTTCACGATGTTGTCGGTGCTGCCGCCGCGACGGGCCACCAGTTGCTTGGCCACTTCGCGGGATTCGTCGGGCGTGAGGTCGGCGAGTTGGCCCGCGAAGGTGTCGGCGTCCTGCCGGATTTCGTTGAGGCGCGGCGTGATTTCGATCAGCGTGCCGATGTCGGTCAGGCCGATGCCATCCGAGACGGCGGCATGCACCTTTTCGACCACGATAAGTGCGTCATCGAGCGTGTCGACAACTTCGTCGAATCCGAGCGTGTTGCCGTTGGAGAGATTGATCATTGCATGAGGAGAGTTGATGAACGAATTGAAAATCGAACCCAAAACTCCTCCGGGCAACACTATCTCCATAGGACGCAAAAAGCCTGACTGCACATGCAGCCAGGCCCATACTCGGCAGGTCTATGGCGCCCGCTTTCGCGGGGAGAGAACTTACTGTACAATAACCGGAACGATCGCTTCCGCCCGAACGGATTTGGCCCGGTCGCGGGCCTTCCGTTTCTGCCTGGGCTCCGGTTCGGCAGACTGGTCGGGGACATGCTTGGGCTGCATGTGTTGCAGCATCTTTTCAGCCTCGCGGCTGAGTTCGTCGATGAGTGCCTTGGCTTTCATGATTGCGAAGGTAATTGGTTTTCGATATTATCCAAACGCTCCTTCATGTTTCCGAGCGTAGCATTCAGATTGGTCATCGCCGCAACGTTTTGAAGCAAAGCATCGTAGATGCGCTGCTGGAGGGATTTGTTCCAAAACCAAAGGGCTACCACGGCCACCATCAGGCAGGCCAGCAGCACGATCAGGATCGGATTTTCAATGCGCTCGAGCGCGTTGGGAATTTGTTGTTCCATGTCAAAAGTCTGCGGGGGGCAGGTGGTTACACTTTTTCAAAGAGTTGGCTCAAAGCCGGGAAGCGCCGAATGAGCACGTCGAGGTGCTCGTCGGTGACGGTTTCCGGATTGATGGAGCCGCTCAGGTTGGGCAGGTGCAGTTCGCGGGTGGGCTGGCCGACGTATTTGTATCGGCGCTTGGGCGCGGTTGCAGATTTGGGCGCGGCCGTTTCTTTTTCGGGCGCGGCGCCTGGCTGTTCTTCTTTCATAATGATAAGCAGACCTGCCGACCACCACGAGGGCAGCCGGCAGGATTTCAGAAATGATCAGATCAGGTAGGCAGCGCCGTGGTGTAGAAATACGGCGGGTGAGCGCTGGGCCAGGTGATTTTGATGTTGTAGCCCGGCTTGTCGTCGGTTTGTTCGGACATACGGAACAAGCCGCCGCGTTCCAGTTCGCCGCCAAGGCGGGTGTTGCCCATGTTGTCGGGGATAGCGCACAGTACTTCGTGGCCATTCAGATCGCCGAGTATTTTCGACTTCGTGGCACTGATGCCCGGAATGAAGCCCTCGAAGGTCATGATGCCAGCGCTGTCTTCGTCGTTCTCGTCTTCGGCCACCCAGGTGTACTTGCCACCCTTGGATATTTCGAAGATCGACCAGGCGCCGGCCGGGATGGCGGGCGGACCCGTGACGGCCGCCGTGAAGGTTACGCCGGTGCTGACGACCAGGGTGTTGGCGTCCGGATCGGGGATGTCAGACACCAACTCGATCGGGCATACCCCGATCTTGCGCTTCACCCCTTTGATGTAGGTGACGCCGCATACGCGCCGGATATGGGTGATGGTTGGAATGCACATGGTTGTATGCAGAGAAGTTGAAAGGGTGAAGGGTTACTCCTCGACCTGCTGAGCAAGGTGCGGGAAGTCGACGATGAATTGCACGGCCAATGCCGGATCGGCAGCGAAGGTTGCGCCGGTACACGTTTGGGCCTTGTATTTCACCGATGGGAATTTGAGGCGGTAAGAGACACCATCGGCAGTGAACGGCACATCTGCGATCGCGGGCTTTGCGGGCTCAGTTTCGATCAGTGCAGATCCTGCCGACACGCCGGTCGCTCTGCTGTTACGCAGATCGACTATTTCGGTTTCCAGCGCTTCAATGCGGGCTTCCAGGAGATCAAGTTTATTCGGCTGATTCGCCTTCTTTTCAGAATTCATGACAGACGGTTATAGCGTGAGAAAATGGAGAGCGATCAGGCGAGGTCGTTGACCACCAGCACGTCGTCGTCGGTCAGGCCAATTTGGCAGCCGATCTTGAAGTCCAGCCAGAAGTCGATGTTGCGCTTGTTCTTTTCGAACTCGAACATGTTGTCGCCCGTCATGTCGTCGTAGCCCACGTGCAGGTTGTAGGCCGGCGTCATGATGATACGATCGGAGCCAGCCAGGCCGGGCATGGGGATCAATTGCGCGTTTTGTCCGAAGTCGAGCGTGACGGCACCACTTTTGTTGTCGCTCACGTATTTGCCGAACTGGTCGCGGTAAGCCTGGTTGTAGCGCTGGTAGTTTTTCCAGCTCATGAATACCGCCACCGGCATTTCCTTGTAAGCATCGCTAAGCGACTCCCACATCGTTTCGACCAGGTCGATGATGTTGGTCAGCGTGACGGCGCCGCCCGGCGTCGGAATCACGGCGTGGCCGGCAGTGATGAGGTCGGCGATGATCTTCTTGATGCCGTCGAAAGTCTGGCTCATCGGCGTCACGCCCGGCGTCACGCTTCCCGCCTTTACGGCCTTCCAGAGCGCGTTGTCGATATCGATCGCGTGCTTGCCCATGATCTTGTCGAGCACGAAACCCTGGAAAGGCATGTCCTCGCCGGGGTTTTGCCCCTTCTTGCGGAACATACCGAGGTAGGTGTCTTCAAAATCCTGCGGGCAGAACGAGAGGTCGATCTTGCAGGCCTCGACTTCGAGGTGGCGCGGCGAAAACTTCGCCACGTTGTCTTTCTTTTCGAAGTCGGATTTCCAGGCCACGGCCAGTTCGCCGACGATGTCGAGCAGGGTGAGCGTCTTCTTGCCTTTCACGCCTTCGTGCGTGGTGGCCATGCTGATGGTTTTCGGGGAGTAGAATGCCTTGGAGATCAGTTCGTCTCCGAAGTCTTGCACGTAGTCGCGGTACGCCGCTACGTCGGTAAGATTAGCGCTGGTGGCCATGTCGTAGTGAGAGTTGGGTTAGACGATGAGGATTTAGCGGCGGATCATTTTCCGGGCGCGCTGCGTGACCGGGTCGAGGTCGTATGCGCGGCCGCTGGTTTTCTTTTCGGTTGTTTCGGTCGGGCCACCGGTGGGCGGCGCGGCCTCTTCCTTTTCCAGTTCCGTAATGCGCTTCTGAGCGGCTTCCAGTTGGCGCTCGGTTTCGGCCAGGCCTGATTTGGTCGCCGTGAGATCGGCCTGTACGGCGTTCAGATCGTTCTCGGCTTTTTCTGCGCGATTCTCGGCGGCTTGCTGGGCGGTTTTGGCGGCATCGAGGTCGCCCTTTACGGCTTCCTCTGCCTCCGTTTTGGCGTTGGCCTTCAATTCTTCGTAGGTGGTACAGCTGGCCAGGTGCTGATCAATCTCGGCCTCCGTGGCATCGTGTTCGAGGCCATGCACGGCCTTGATGCGGGTAAGGATGGAATCGTAGTTCTTGCTCTTGAACATGATGGCTACTTTGTTTTGCGCCCGGCGTAAGCGGCCAGGCGTTGAGTTGCGTAAGTGAGTGAACCGATGGAATCGACCAGGCCGCGGCTCTTGGCTTCGCGGGCATTGAACATGGCGCCGCTGAGCGTATGCTCTACGTCGCGGCGAAGCGTGCGATAAGCCTGCACTTCGTCCAGAAAGACCTGGTTGCTCCGGTTGATGCTTTTGCGCAGCGTATCCCGGTTGCCTTCCAGGAAGTCCCGGAACTCCCGGTTTTTATTGGTGGATTTGTCGGCGTATATATCCTCGTACCAGGTCTTGTACCATTCTGCGAAGGATCTGTCGAGCGTGATGAAGGTGCCGATACTGCCGGCCTGTGCGCCCTCTCCGCTGGCCACTATTTCATCGACCGGCAGGGTTGCCCTGAGCGCTGCGGAGGCCATCATGTGGGCATATACCACCACGGGTTTGGGCGCATCGGCCAGGGCGCCTTGCAACATCGTGCCGGAAAGGCTCTCGCCCCCACCGCTGTTGACTTCCAGCAGGATGCCCTCGATATTTTCGTTTTGGTAGGCTGCCTGAATGTCGCTGAGCAGGCTACCGACGCCGCGAGAACTGATCCCGTCCTGGCTGCGCATCACACCTTGCAGGCGCAGGTGTGCGAAGGAGCCTGCCGGCGTCTCCTCCGGGCGGTGGATGATATTGGCGTCGCGCACGAAGCGCAGACCGCTCGATGATTGCACTATAAGGGAAGGAAGGCTTGATGCGCGGCGGCTTGATATGCCCAATTCCTGATACGGCGTGCCTACGCTGAGCGCGTACAAGTCGTTCATGTACTGCGCAAGCTGGTCCCATCCCCACATTTCGTCCATCTCGAATTGGCCCGAGAGGACGAAGTTTTCTATGTCGCGGTTCGGGCGAACCTCGTTTTTCGTCACGGCGCAAAAGTGTCCCGTGACGCGTGGTCATTAATAGGACGAAAAAACCCGAGGCGATTACAGATCGCCCCGGGCCTCGGGTGTTGATGCGTTCAGATGCCAGTCGTGTCCGCCTCAGTTCGTTCGTTTCAATGTGCCGTATACCCTGGCCCTGACCTTGCGCGTGCCACTGGGCATATCGTAGTACACACGGATGCGCTTGGCGTACAGGATGCCTTCCCATAAGGCTTCGTCGGTACCGGTGCCGTCGATCGTCAGGGTCTGCACGGTGTACCAGTTGGTACCGGTTCGGTCGTTGCAGACTTGAAGTTTGGCACTCCCCGCATTGGAGCCGGAGATAGAGTCGGCAGCCACGTGGAAGGAGTAGTAGTAGGGCACGTCGAGCAACACCGGGGTGGTGGCGTAAGTCTTCGTGGTCTGGTTGGTCAGTGTGTCGTTGAGCGCGATCACGTCGATGATGCGCTGCGCCGGCAACTGCGAGATGGCGAAGGCGAAGGCCACCAAAAAGAGGATACGTTTCATGCTGATGATTTTTTCCCCAAAATTCAGCCCCGACTATGCACAGGTATAGGACACAAACAAAAGCGCCCGTGCAACATTTGGCACGGGCGCTGAGCCGTCTCATGGCGTGGGCGACTTATTCTTCAAGAAGGTACCGGGCATACCCGATCCGGGTGTAATTCAAAGCGCTCAATAGCACTTCGGCGATCGCCGACATATCGTCTTCGCTGCGCTCCCCTTCGGCCATGCAGGTCAGTATGGCCGCTCGCAGCAGGCTGAGCGTTTGTTCGTAGCAAGCATTTACACTCTCCACCTGGGCCGTGTAAATGTGCAGAAGGGTTTCCAGTTCGGCGCGGTTGCGGTCGCGGATGCCGTCCCTGACGTCGTCAGTCGGCTTTTGAATACTTTTTTTTCGCGGTGCCATGCGAAGTAAAGTTTTGAAGTGAACAAATAGAAAAAACCCCTGGGGGCACCCTTTACCGGCCGTTAGGCAGGAAAAGACCCAGGGGGCGGGCGTAAGCCCACTTCTTTAACAACTATGAGAAATGAAAATCGGAAACTTGATTCCGACCGGTAAAGAGTGCGGGACAAAGATAATGACCTGTGGCGGAAAAATGCAAGGGGTGCGCTGCTACTTAAAAATAGGTGATGACGATCACCGCGCCTGCGCCGCCCGCGCCGCCTGCACCCGATGCTACGCCGTTGGGTGTGGCTGATCCGCCGCCACCGCCGCCACCAGGAGCGCCACCGGCGCCGCCTGTCCGGCCATTGGATATGTTGGATCCCGCACCGCCTCCGCCAGTACCGATCCAGTACGAACCGGTGGCCGTCGTGCCCGGAGAGCCGTTGTTGTTGGCGGCGCCACCGGCGCCACCGGAGATAGAACTCCAGAATATGCCGCCGCCGTTGCCGCCCGCGTAGGCAACGTTGGATGCGTCGATACCGCCGCCCGCGCCTCCCGATCCGCCGGCGCGGCTATCGTTGGCGGCTTCTCCTGTGCCGTTGATGCCTCGCGTTCCTAGTGCCGATGGGAACATGCCATAGTTTTGTTCGGCTGCGCGGGCCGTGGCAGAAGAATTGCCGCCAAGCCCACCGTTGCCGCCATTGGCGCGAAGCCAGGTGCCGAAGGAGGAATTCCCGCCGTTGCCGCCTGTATTTCCATCGGTATTATTAGTGGTAATCGATGTGCCCCCCGAGCCGCCTGCGCCGACAGTGACCGTTTCGGTAGCGCCAAGATCGCTTGCTCGGAATGTTCCGAAAGAGACTGCGCCACCAGATGCCCCGCCGCCACCGGTGCGATCGCTGCCAGACAGACCACGTCGACCGGATCCGCCGCCACCGCCGCCACCAACGACGTACACATACACTGATTTTGCGTTGGAAGGCTTTGTCCAGGTGCCGGACGAGGTGAACACCTGCACGTTGCAGGTTGCCGGCGCTCCGATGTCGGCCAGCAGTTCGGCCGCTGTGCGCTCGATAACAGCGCCGGCACTGGTAAATGCCGGAAACTGCGCCGGCGTGCCAGTATTGGCATGCGTACCATAGGCCGGCATCGCGATTGCGCCGGACGTCTCAATGCGAAAGAAATCATTGGCTCCTGGTACCGCACCTTGCGATATAGTGAATCGGTCGGCGGCAGAGTTGTCGACGCCGGCCGACCATTCGCTGCCAGAGTTGATCACGAAGTTGATGTATGGATCGCCGCCGACCGATTGGGTCAGCGCGGTATATACGGCATTGGAGTTGCCACCTGTTCCGGAATTTTCGTGCATGAAGGTGACAGATCGGTTATTGGCGTAATTCTCGAAGTAAGCCGCGTACCAGCTACCCGAAGAATAAGTCGAACTGGCATATATCTGCGCGTCCAAAGTGGTGGGCGTTCCGGATATGGCCAATGCGCTGGAATTGATTACACCGCCAGTGCCAGCGAAACCCGCTACTGAAAGCCTGCCCTGGCCAGATCCGGAATTGACCTTCACCTGTGTGCCATCGTTGCTCAGATAGGAATTGGCAACCAGCGTGTTGGTGCCGTCGTATCTCAGCGTTTGGCCGCTGGTGCCCGATGGCGCGCCGCCGCCACTGGCAGAAATCGTGATGGTGTTTGCGCCGTCGTCTGGCGTGATGGTGATGTTACTGCCGGCGATCAAGTCGATGTTGCCGCCGTCGTTGGTGACCCCGTCGAGGCTGCTGACGATGTTGGTCGTGATCGTCGTGGCGTCGTGGTTGTGCGAGTTGTCGCCTACCACCGTGGCGTTGTAAGCGCCGGTCACGTCGCCCGAAAAGGTAGTGGCCGTGGTCAGGTCGTCGCTGGCGTTGGTGTCGCCCGTGTTGGTCAGCGTGATCGTGCCGCCGTTGCTGCTGGTCGTTTCGCTGATACCCAGGCCCGTGCCGGCCGTGATCGTGACGCCGGTCGCGCCGCTGGTATTGGAGGTGATTACCGAGGTGCTCGCGGATCCTGCCGACACGCCGAGCGTGCCCTCGTTGGTCGCCGATCCGTCGCCATCGGCGCTTGCCGAAATGGTCAGGGTATTGGTCGCCGGCACGTAGTCGGCGCTTACGATGCCCGAGCCGGAGACGGTCAGCGTCTGTCCGCCCAGGGCTTCGGAGTCGGTACCGTCCGAGATCGTCAGCGCTTCGTTGGTCGTACTGTTGTCGCCGTCGCCCGTGTTGGTGATGGTGATGGTATTGGCCGCGTCGTTGGGCGTGATGGAGATACCGGAGCCGGCGACCAGGTCGACGTCGCCGCCGTCGTTGGTCACGCCGTCGACGCTGCTGACGATATTCGTCGTGATCGTCGTGGCGTCGTGGTTATGCGAGTTGTCGCCCACCACCGTGGCGTTGTAGGGCCCGGTCACGTCGCCCGAAAAGGTCGTCGCCGTGGTCAGGTCGTCGCCGGCGTTGGTGTCGCCAGTGTTGGTCAGCGTGATCGTGCCGCCGTTGCTGCTGGTCGTTTCGCTGATGCTCAGGCCCGTGCTGGCCGTGATCGTGACGCCGGTAGCG